ATTTCTTCCTGTTTGTTTGCATAGTAGTTTTTGTATATATCCCAATATGCAATTATTGGTATTGCATTGAATGACCTGTTACGATTTGCTGCGGTTAACCCGATTCCTTTCATTCCTAAGTAATTTACTAGACTACTCGGGTTTACTTGGCTATTGTCTTGGTCTTCTACGTCTAGATCAGTTGGTAATGCCTGGAATGTTATTAACGGGAGTTTTACCGTGTTCATTTTTAGTCCTATGCCTAACGTGTTGTTATGCATGTGAGCGTTATATAACCTCACCGGACATTGGAACACGTCTATCTGTAGTTTGAATGACCCGAATAATGGTCCAATTGTCGGGTGCGTATTACTGAATGCATCCAGTTCTATATCCCAGGTATCACCTGCTAACGCTACTTTTTTATATACCGGGACTAGCGTTCCCGGCGCCATTGTTGTTCTGGTTACTTGTCCTAGGTCATGCGTGCTCCTACCGTAACCGTGTAGTTCCACATTCATTTTGTTTCCGCTGCCTAAGCGTTTTCCGCCTAATTGCTCTTTCATTTTTTTTGTTTTTGGTTTATACTAATGATACCGGCATTGTGCCGGTATCGTCTATCCTTGTGGTATTTCTGAAACTATATCTTTCATTCTTTTTATCTCTTCAGTTTTCTCTCCAACTATTACTATGACTTGTGTTAGTACTTCCCAGAAGTTTTTATCTAGGTATTCTCTAGCCTCTTTCTGTGTCTCGCAGTCTTCACTGATTTTATAGTTTCCCATTGTTATATAGGATTTTGGCTTTTCTCCTCTGAAGTCTTCCCATAACGTGAAGGGGGTTCCTTCTATTATGTGCCTTTCAATCAAAGCAGAGTTTTGATTGGGGGTTTCTCCTGCATTCATTTGTGTACTCAATATGCCCTTTGGTTTTGTTTTTGTTAAGTTTGACATGTTTACTCGTTTTTAGTTTTATGTAGTTTGTTGTTGCTTTGTGCTTTGTTATTTCTTCCCCTGTTTCTACGTCTACCCATCTACTGCTACTGCTCCAGTGTATTGCTGTTGTTTGTTGCATCTTTTATTTGTTTGAATGCTTTATCTCCAATTGTTAATTGGATTTTCTTACCGTTTATTTCTATAAACAGGTAATTTTTTACTTTAGTTCTCATTGTTGTGGCTAATTTAAAGCCACTAATTCTACCTATTGTATGTAGATTATCTATTTGTTCGAATAGTAACTCTTCGAATCTCTCTTTGGGTATCATTGCTTGCATTTCTTTATTCATATTTTTTAATTTCCCAAATTTACTTTTTATAGTTTTATTTTCCAAACTTTTTTTTATTTTTTTTCTATTTTTCTTATTTTATCTATCCTATTAGTTTGGTTCTAGTTCTCACGATTTCTTTGGCGGCTATCCGCCCCGACCGGAGGGAGGTATCCTATGTACGCCATGCTATCATAGTTCTCTATATGCTAAGGGAATCCATGTTCCCCTAGCTATTATACTATAAAAACCCCCCCGGAGGGCGGGTGTGGGCAGAGCCCACGATACCCTAACTGGACGTCGTTTACGTCCTTATCATCCCGGATCGTTAGCATCCGGGATGTCGAGGGCGAGGGAGGGGAAACCCTCCCTCCATTTTCCTATTTCAATATATGTTTCTCCCTTTCTTAATTCTATTTTAGAAAAAGTCTCCTTTTTCTGTTCCAGTCTTTTTGATTGCTGCATTTCTCTGCGGCTCTTCTCATATTCTATTCTATCCCAATCTTTTTCGCCATTTCCATATCCCAGCTGTGTATTTTTTTCTCTGTAGTGTTGTAGTAGTTTGTAATAACTTTCTTCGCCTTTGCTTATGTCTACTTTTTCACCACATACCCACCGTTCTTTTTTCTCTATTTTCTGTATCCATAGTTTTTCTCGTTCTTCTTCACTGTATATTTTATTCCTCCAGTATATCGGCATCCCTATTTTATGCCCTGTCCCTGTTCTATATGCCTCATTTGTATCTTCACCGTTGTATTTGTTTTTCTTCCAGTCTGACCTTTTCACATAGTTTGCTCCTATTCCTGGACTTGTCAATATTTGACTTTTGTAGTATTTATGATCTTCATCCACTTTTGTCACGTACTTTATTATATAGTTTACTGTTCTTGCATTCACATAGTTTTTTTGTTTGCATCCTGGTCTTGGCCACATGTATCCATAATCCCATTTTGCCCTTATTTCATCCATTGTTTTATCTGTCCACACTATCCCATGTATATGTATATTTTCTGTTCCTTTATGCCCTAGTTCTGTTATGAACCAATGCCGAAGGCTTTTTTTATATTCTTTCCTCCACCTTTCTAGGAATAGTCTTGTTGCTCTTATTGCTATTTCATTATCCAGATGATAACCTTTTAAGTGTTTCATTCCTGGCCAGTTCTTTGTAGCTGGTTGGTTTACTAGTTTTAGTATGCTTTCATTACTGAATGTTAGTGTTATGAATTTTCCGTTTGTATGTTCTTTTATATCTTCCAACATTCGGCCTTGCCACTCTCTTGCTTTCTGTCTTCTGCATTCCATGCACTCGCCGCACCCTATAGGTACTTTTTTCACTCCCCAATGTTTAACGGGGGGAATATTCCCCCCGTTTTTTTTATTCGGTTTATACTTAGGATTGTCTACTAGTCTTGGATATAGACACATATTATTTGAATGCCAGTTTTATTAAATTCGTTAAGAATTTACCCCAATTTCCCGGCTCTAGGTCTAGTGCATTCCATGCAATTTCTGCGTCTTTTAATTTACCTTCTTTTATAAGGTTTTCTTTTATTTGGTCCTCACTCAATCCTTTCTTTTGCATTAGTGTGATTTCCTCACCCAGTTTCTTAATTTGTTCGTTTTGCATCACTCTTTCTCTATCGTTCTTATCCAGTATTGCTTTCATTTCTGCCCGTATTTTGTTTAGGCTCTCTATTTCTGCCTGTCCTCTTACTGATTCACCCATATTTGCACCTACATCATTACCGTATTGATCTGTTCCTTGCAACCACGCTGTCAATGCATTTCTTAATCCCTTTTCTTCTCCGCTATTTTGCTTATCATATGCCCCTGCTTCTTTTTCTCTTGTATCTGCTTCTATATTTTCCTTCTGTGCTTTTAGCAATCCCATTTGCGTAGCCATCATGGCCATACCCATCGCCTCTCCACTGTTTCCGCTTGCGTTACCTCCACTTACATTTCCCGGTGTTACTCCTGCTGTCTGACCTCCACCGCCTCCCATTCCATACATTAGCCCAGGGTTTAACCCTGCTGCTTTCATTTGGTTTTTCTGCGCCCCATATCCTGTTTTCTCCCACATTTCTAGTGCTTTCTGCTGATTGTAGTCAGTCATCTGCTTCTTTCCGGCTATTTCTATGCCTTGTAGCTCCCTCTGTTGCCTTATCTGACGTTTATCATTGCTTTTCTGCATTATTAGCCCTAATCCGGCACCTATTGCGCCCTGCGCTGCCTGTGAGGCGAAGCCTCCAACGGCACTGTCCCAGAATTTACCCATAATTTTAATTTTTAAATTTTAATTTATTTTTACTGACTTTTTCCACGAAAAAGTCCTATACTATAATTTATAATATAGTATACGTGCGTACCGTCCCCTCAATTTATTGTTAATCAACTAGTTGTTAATATGTACGTATAGACTAGGCTTTGCCTTCATTTCCTCCACTTCCTTCATTACTTTTTCCCCCTTCACCCGGCTTTGCCGCACTACTTTCTCCACCTGTTTTCTCTTCATTTTTCATGCCCTCTTTAGCTTTTTTACCCATTGCTTCCCTTTTTGCCACTTTGTCTCTTGTAACTTTATCCATTGCGTCCACTGCAACTTCCCACCTGTCCGTTCTGATGTCCATATCGGCACGTACACCTTCCTTCCTCTCAGTGTATACTCTTGGGCTGCCATCTTTGATTGGTTCCTTATTTTGCGTAATTCTGACCACCTTTTGCTCGATAGTTTCGCCTTCGTAGCTTTCATTAACCTTGAGACTAGTCCTCGCTGCTTTAGTTTTTCTGTTATACATAGTTTCATATTTTATTGTTTAAAATTGCCCGTCTTTCCGGGCTGTCAGTAGGCCCTTTCACCAGTTGCTCCCCCTACCCCCTGGCATTTGCTTATAACTTGGATATGTCCAAGTTTACAGGTTTGGCATTAGCTTTCCACTCATTACTCTTCTCACTGTCGCATTAATTCCTACTTGCATCCAGAAATTCTGTGCATCCAGGTTAGTCTCTGCGAATATGAAGTTGAATTTTGACGGGTCAATGTACGTTGTCAGGTCCTTAATCCCGGATTCATCCATTTCATACCTTCTGTCCAGCACCATAAACATTTCATTCTCTGCTATCGCAAAGTTTCCATAATTCTTGTTGACGGATGTCATGTAGTTCAACCAAGCCGGCTGTTTTCCTGCTGATTTTTGTAACCACTTCGTCCCATCCCATTTTGTATCTCTCCAGTTCATTTGTTCTGTGATTAGTTCCTGGAATCCCAGTTCATCCAGTGCTGGCTTAAAGAAGTCATCCATTGTTTTCAGGTGTATATCCCAGTCGTTACCCTGGCTGTAGTCTAATCTTGGTGTTAGGCTTGCTATTATCATGATATAGCTTGCCTCATCTACGTGGATTACTACTTTTCCGCCTTTGTGCTTATCGCTTAACGTTCCTTTTCCTGCAAGTGTTCCCAGTGGTTCACCTCCCTGGGCTCCTTCACTGTTACTGATTACTTCTTGGAATATTACCTCTTTTATTAGACCTCCGCAGTACATTGGTGTTGTTGCTTGCCATGACACTTCTTTTCCGTACACTGCCCGGTTCCAGTCTTGATAGGATCCACCTGCTACTACTATTCTATTCAGCATTGCCCATACTTTTCTGGCCAGTATTAAGCTGTCTATTGTGAAGCTATCTCCGGTTGTGCTTACACTTGTGATTTCGTTTATTCCTCCGACTCCATCGATCCATTCTGTACTAAGCCAGTTATTGAATAGATCACTGTTATAAGTTTTTAGACCTAATCCCTCTTGACTACTTAGTATGTTTGGCACTCCTTCTGGCTGTTCATATAGCCATTTGTATGGTCTCAGTGTTGGTGCATCTGCATTGATTTCGAAAGCATCGAATGTTTGTTTAGCCAGTATCTTGCTCCTCATGTCATCTATCTCTTTAAGCGGGAATGTTACTACTGCAGGTTGTCTGTTGTTTATATCGGCGGCTGTTATATATCTCCAATATAGTGCAACGCACGCTCCGTAATTTCTGAAGTTCCACCCCCATGTTTGAACTGTTCCGCTGTCGCCCAATAATGTACAACATTGATCAAGTGCCAGTACACCGTATATATCAGTACCAATCAAAATTTGTGATCCTATTGGACTTGCACCGCTGTAATTTACTATCAGTGTAGTAGTTGGTGGCTCTACAGGTTGACTATCTACTCCCGGATATAATTCTATATCTGCTCCGTTCACTTCTATTGTTGTTACTGTTTCTACTAATGCCTCAGCTGGTGTATGTATCACTGCTCCTATTTCTTCCTGTTTGTTTGCATAGTAGTTTTTGTATATATCCCAATATGCAATTATTGGTATTGCATTGAATGACCTGTTACGATTTGCTGCGGTTAACCCGATTCCTTTCATTCCTAAGT